CGTTATAGCTGTAAGCGCCCTTGATCTTGGCGATCCTGTGACAGCCGCCCGCAATGAGCGCGACTGCGTTGATCCAGAAAATATTTTCAAAACAATAAATAATTAAAAAACTCATGTATTAGTGCGATATAAGATATTGAAACATATTCAAAAAATAATTTCTGGCTAATTATTGGCAATGGTGGCAAAATTAGCCCGTTCTGCTTTAAGGGTTTCAGATAACAATGTCGGCTCATCTTCATTGATCCTTTCCTTTATATGTGTATAAACTTTTATCGTCGTATCGTACTTGCTATGCCCAACGATGGACATGAGTATTTCGGGACGTTCACCAATTTCAACCTTTGCTGTGATATAGTGATGCCGAAAATAATGAGAGGTGAAATCCGTGTCATAGTCAAAGGCAAATTGAGGAGAGCGCAGAACCCTTCCGCTTTGAGCATAGCGCTCTGCCTTTTTTGCATACCGCTCACCAACACGGGCAAATCCGGCATGGTACATAATCCTGAAGAATCTTGTCCTGTACTGTGTAGGACTAAGAAAGTGACCGTCTTCGGACGCGATATGTTGAAACGGTAAGCCACGAATAGGAGAGAGAATCTCCATCAACGCGTTTGGAATAGGCACATACCGATTGGCAGACTTGTTTTTCAGTTCACCGATTTTTGCAGTCGCAAAATCCACGTCTCGCTGAACGTGAGCCGTTTTCTTCTTGAAATCAATGTCGCCCCATTGCAGGCCGAGCATTTCTCCACAACGTAGGCCGAGATAGTATAAAAGGTATATAATGATTCCGTCAGGATCGTTTGAAGCGGCATTGAGAATGTTGGCTTCTTCTTCGCGAGTAAACGGACGTTTGGGTTTTGAATCGAGTGTAGAGGGGGGCATAAGCTCGAAGGCCGGGTTAAGCTGGATATACCCACATGCGCCGGCATAAGCGAAAGTATGTGAGATGGTTGATTTCACCAGCAATATCGTGTTTTGGTTCATGCCTTCCATTTTATCAAGACAGGCTTGAAGATCAGCGCGGCGAATGGCACGAATGAGCTTTTTTTCTGGAAAGCATGGGAGAAGATGGTTGTTTATGGCGCTTCTCCAATTATGAAGGGTTGCGGCCCTTTTGATTTTCGGCCTTTTGACGGTATCAAACCATTCAATCACAACCTCGTGGAAGGTCTTGTTTTGGATTTTCAACCCGTCGATATACTCATCCCTCACGCGCTGCTTTT